GGGAGATTCTCATTGAATGTTGTGATGTTGCTCATTTTCTTTCCTTAGATTGCGGGTTTGCGTTTTACAGTGACAGCGTAACGGCTATCGACGTTGAGCCCCTCTGGGTACTCGTCTGGATGTTCTTCCAGAAAATCTTTCATGTTGGTATCGTGGATGCGTTTGTGAAGCACTCCGTACGCTTTGTATTTATCAACCAGACGATACACAGCTTCCCAATTTGTTGGGTTGTATCGGCTGGATACGCGCTTGATTATGATTGCCCGATCAGTGGACATGCTGCTTGTCTCAGCCTTGTTCATGATCTGAATCAGCTTGTACTCTATTTCGGCAAGTTGATCAGCAAACACTTTGTCTGCATCATCAAACTTTTCTTTGAGTAGTTCACGCTCAGTTCTCACCCGAATATATTCAGCGGACAAGTCGTCTACTGATTCGGTGGTAGCTACGCTCTCTTCCATTTGAAGCTCCTTTAGTTGTTGTGGGATTTATTATATGGCCTCTACTAGACTTTGTCAAGTATCTGCCAATTCTTTTTTGTAAAGATCGACCACTTTTTCGTGGTTCGTTATGTTGCTCTGCAACATGGCGTATAGCTTGCGCTCGATGGGGCTCCCTTCGATGTGCACTATGGTCATGTTGTTGCGCTGGCCCGGGCGATTGATACGGGCGTTGGCTTGCAGGTACGTCTCTGTGGACGTGACAGGAGCGTACCAGATCACGACATTCGCCGCCGTCAGGGTAACCCCGTGTGCCGCCGCTTGTGGCTGTATCACAAGCACTCTTGGGTCTTTTGACTCTTGGAAGCTCTTGAATATCCTTGTACGCGCTTGTACGGGGACATCGCCATTGATCACTTCACAAGTAATACCTTCCTTTGTAAGGTACTCGCTCAGTAATGTTATGGTGTGTTTGAATGGGGCAAACACCAGAACTTTATGGCTGGCCTCTTCAATCACTTCTTTCACAGCATTTAGCCGGTTGGACACGTCAAATTGAACGACTGCGCCCGTGTCGCTGTAAACCGCCCCGCAGGAAATCTGGAGCAGCTTGTTCATCTTTGCCGCAGCATTGACCGAACTGACTTCTTCGCCCGCCGCCTCAAGCAACATCTGATCTTTGAGCATCTTGTAATACTTACTCTGAGATGGTGTTAGTGGTGCGTAGCGGCTGGTGTGAATGACATCAGGTAAATCAAGGCATTCTTCCTTGGTAAACCGGATCGCTGGCTGAAGCATGTCAAACACGATCTGCTCTGCGTGTGGGCGTGGAATCCAGCGGTACATGCTCATCTGTTGCATGACAGACTCGCGGTAGTCACCGAAGAACCTTGGTGCTCTCTGGGGGGCACACAACCGGCCAAGCCCGTACGCATCAAGCGGAGACTGAGAAGCAGGTGTGCCCGTCAATAACCACAAGCGGGTGTTCAATGGGGACAACGACAAATTCACCAATTTGTTCATGAGTTTCCAGCGTTTGGTCTGGACGTTCTTGTACGCGTTGGCTTCGTCGATGACAATCAAATCAAAGCTACCGTTGTTCAGCAACTCGTCTGCAATGGTTGTCAATCCGTCGTAGTTGATGATTACAAACTGGGCTTTGCTCTTGATGATCTTCGCCCGCTTCTTGGCATCCCCATACGCCACATCTACAGATCGGTGCACAGCAAACTTGAACAAGTCAGCTTGCCATGCAGACTGCATGATTGATAACGGGCACACAATCAAAACACGTTTGACAATACCCGCATTCATTAGTTGGTCAGCGGCCCAAATCACTGAGGCTGTCTTACCTGTGCCCTGCTCGTTGAAGCAAAAGGCGCGGTGGTTGGCCACGAGGAAGGATGCTGTTGCTCTCTGATGATCAAAAGGCTCAAACCCCATAGGGCGCGGCCATGTGTATTCTTGCATTTTTTATTTCATTGATGAATCGGGGTTTCGTTTGAACGACCGATTTTTGCTGGGGGGTTCGAGTCTGACTCCGTCTTTGTTTGACCCGCCTTTAGATAAAGCTTTGACGTGTGCAACATCTTTTCCGTTGCGGTCAACGCCCTTGGCGTCAAGTTTTCTTCGGGCTCGTTGGCGCTCCATCCGGTCAGGCAACTCACCTCTTTGCTTTTGCTGTTCATATTCTTTTTTGTAGGGTCTGGATTTGTTCACGTAGGGCATTTTGTTTCTCCATGATGTGAATGATTGAAACGCGAGCTATACGAAGCTCCACAATGGCCAAGTTTATTTGATCTATCGCTGGATTGAAATCCTCTTGTAGCAACAAATCGTGCGATGTTTTCATCGCCCGCTCTGCCATCATCAAAGGGCGAGCGTAATCAATTAGTTCTGTCATTTTGTACCTTCTTATTTCTGCTTTCTCGTAAAAGCTTTCGCACCCATTTGCTCTTGCCAAGTTTTACGTATTCCTCATACTCACTCGGAGTTAAACGAACGCCTATGGTTTTGCCGTTCTTGGTTAACTCACTTTTTGGTCTAGGCATTGGTGTTGTTCTCCCACTACGCGGTTTAGAAAAAGCATTTTGCACTCTGTGCATCTCCACAGGTCGCCTTCAACCACTATGGTTCGCTTCTCTGCGTGTTGCCCACGCACCTTCCCAAAGAATGTTCTGATCTTCTCAAGCATTTTGGTTCTCCCATCTTCTGCACAAATCTTTCACGGTCTGACTCTTTCTCTTACCCTTGCACACGTTGCTGATTGACTTCTGCTTGGCTTTTATCTGCAACTGCGCTGGGGTCAGGGGCTTTACTGGTTCTGCTGTAGCTGGAAACAAACCTGTCACGCCCAGCCAACAGCACACGGCGGCGACAAGAAGTCGGTCAAATATCATATAGCTACCTCCTTTTCATTTTTACTCTTGATGGGCCTTTGGTCACCCCCCAATCTGTAGCTTGATTGCGATTGCTTTTGTTTAGGGCGCTCATTGCATTGCGCTTTCGGTTTGAGTTATGTGATCGCCGTTCAGCCGCCAGTTCAAGGTCGTTGTTGGTGTTTTGAGTAGTCGTTGTGTACTTGGATGTTTGCAGCTTCTTCAGCAACAACACATCTTTCTCGGGCGGCTGTTCCCACAGGCGATTACTTATTTTCTCCAAATACGCCGCCATGTAAGCTCTTGCTGGAAGCTTCCAAGGTACGCCTGCACTTGGTAAGCGTAACAAAGGAGGATCAACATCATTTGTTTTCTTCCCAGTAACACTGGTGAACATTTGGAAGGCGTCCAACAGATTGCCGTCGTTACGCCATGTCTTAATAAGGCAGGCGTCCCAATACTCTTGGGGTGTGCTCATACCTACTCTTCCTCCTGATGTTCTTTAAGTCTGCGTTGTAGTCTGCCAATGCGCTCGACGTTGTAGGTGACGATTGACGCCGCATACTCCACAGCACTCTCCGCTTCCAGCTTCTTAATGACGGCCTCACGCATTTCTTTCTCGATGATTTCACTGATGGGCTTTGGCTTCATCAGTTCCTTGATGTACTTGAGCGTTGAATCTTTCCAGCTCATGCTTGCCGCTCCTTCATGCGTTGTATTCTTTCTAATCTTTTGTGATGCGCTGTTGTGTACACGATGTACTCCATGTCTGAACGTACAGCATCCCAGTAAGTACCTTCTGCTCTTGCTGGCTTGTCCATGATTCCACTGTCAGCATCTTGTCGCGCCTTAGCTTCAATGGTTCTCATGCGTGTATCCCCCACAATCTCTTTGGCAGTGTCAATGTCAAAGCTCTGCGGGGTCATTTCTTCAGCCCCCTGATGTAGATTGCAAACGAACTGATGGTGTCCTGACCAAACCCTTGCATCTTCTCGATGTGCTGTGCCACTTCTTCGATGACTTTGTTCCTGTCCATGTTCAGCAGTTTCTCTCTGTCTTGCGTCATCTTGACAATCTCTTGTTTGACTTTGCTGATGCGTTCCAACTCGTTGAACGCTTCATCTTCTTCCGGTGTTGTTGGGACGTCAATCATTTCTTGCCTCCGTTCTGCATCCAGTCAAGTGCATATAAGAACACTGCTATGGCCACACCACCAAGGCCAAGGCCAATAAACAGCACAGCAATCAAAGCCATTACATCCAGCATGGTGACTTCCTTACAGTTTTGAAATGGCGCGTTTGATGTACCAAACGGCTTTCTCTAGGTCTTGTTTTTTGTTCTCTTTGTAGTCTGCTCGGGTGATGTACTTAACCGCATTACCCAAGTGATAGTCCAAACCTTTGGCCTCGATGAAGTCGATGGTCTCGATACCGCCCACTTTGTAGTGGGATGGGTGGTTGACGGGGTCATCTTGTGTAAGTTGTGCCGCCAATGCGTTTTGTGCATCTTCGTCAAGAGCATTTGTATTAATCCAGCGATACACGTACCCGTCCCCTGCTTCTGGTGCGGGTGTTGGGTTGCTCGGCATCTTCCTCTTGATCATGTAGACAACTTGATATGTAGTACCAAACTGCGCCGCCACATCTTTCAATGCCATATCGGGGTGCGCTTTGAGGTGACGACGAATCTTCTCTGCTCTGCTTAGTTTTTTAGCCATTATTTCTCTCCTTGGTTGTGATCGCATGATGTGACTGGACACCAGCCACGGCAGGTAAAGTTGGGCTTCGGGTTCCACATGTCGTTTTCTACGGAAGCCTGAAGTTGACCAACATCTGATATCCAGCTACCCCACAGTTCTTTCTGTGATTCAGCCAAATAAGCAGTCTTTACGAAGTCATCAGCGAACAGGAACATCAAGCCCGCTTTGACTTTCTTTACTTCTGGGAAGTGCTTGAAGATCGCAAGGGACACGATCTCCAGTTGCTTGAGTTCAGCAAACTTGCTCGACTTGCCCGTCTTGTAATCCACAGTCAGGGCGGTGTCGCCTTGCAAGATGATGATGTCTGCAACGCCGCGCCACCACACGTTCTTGTCGAAGAATCCGCATGGTTTCAAATCAGCGGTCAGGCCGAGCTTATTCTCACAAAGTTTCTCCCCGGGCATATCTTTCAGCACCTTGAGGGCGGGCTCAATGTGGTT